AGTCTGCATTCCTGCTGTGCCAACGCCTGTCGCCGCGTTCACTCCAGTCGTAGCCAGGCCACCGAGGCGGTTGTATTGCTGTTCAATCAGGCCAGACAGGATCTGCGGGCGGAACTGAGCCAGCGCGCCCTGCACGTTGCCGCCACGCAGGCCGCCCGTGGCAGCCGCACTCTGCAAGATCGCGTTTTCGCCCTGCTGCGCCAGCGTGGCAAACTCAGGCCCCTGCTCCAAAGCGGTGATCGCCGTGCGTTGTGCTTCTTCGCCGCCGAGACCCATCAAGGCAGCCTGCCGCGAAAGCGCGGTCGTGCCTGTCTCAATGTAAGGCTTTAGAAGCTGCTGCACCGCGTCAAACTGGCGGCGCTGCTCTTCAACACCCTTGTCTGCGGCCTGTGTTTGCGCTGTTGCAGCCGTCTTCGCAGCCTTAGACTGCACGACACCGCTGACAACTGATCCGCCAATAACTGCTGCTGCAATCCAACTCATGAGAACGATCCCCCAAGATATTTGTGAACCGCAGCGTCAATAGCTTGCAGGTTGATGGCCTCATTCTGAGCGTCTAACCACGCCTTGCTTTTGTCCACATACATTTCTTCAAGTTTTTCGACATCGGTTTCTTCGGTTGCATAGGCATTCAAAAAAACCGTGTCCTCAATAATATAAGCGAACTTCCGACCGGGCTGCCCAGTGAAGATATACGGGCCTTCGATCACCTTGGCCTCACCGTTGACGATCACCGCCATTTTGCCCTTGAGCATAATGTTCATGTGTTCGCTTTTGTGGGCGTGTCCCATGATGTAGGTGCCAGCGGGCAGAAACGCCTCTCGCATATAAATGCCAGGTCCGAAATGGTGTGAGACCGGGCAATCAATCTGAGGCGCGGACAGCATCATTACCTCGATTGTGTCGAGGGCAGAAACGGCTGCGATTTCGTGATTGGCCTGCAATGGCTCGTCCTTCTCGGATCTTGCCTGCTGGTGGGCCAAAGTCTCAGCGTCCGCATTATCGCAGAAATCGGTTTTTCGGGCAAGTCTCGTCATTGCAGGCGGAACCTTTCGAGGATGGCATAGGGATTATACAGAGAAAGCGGATCGACGCGCTCCCCATAAAGATCCGCCACACGGTTCGACGGCTGATACCCACGCGCGAAATCGCTCTCCTCTGCGGCACCTGGCATCGGACGGAAACGGGATTGGGTAGGCGTCACCCCAGTGCCGGCATAGTCGCCGCCAAGGATCTTGCTGACGTAATTCTGCGTCTCCTTGAATGGCGGAATGCCACCGTATTTGCGCACGTTGCCAGGACCAGCATTATAGGCAGCCAAGGCCAGCTTGGGATCGCCAAACGTGTCAAGCTGCTGACGCAAATAACGCGCGCCGCCCCGCAGGTTTTCCTCATCGTCATACGGATCGACACCAAGATCGGCAGCCGTTCCCGGCATAAGCTGGGTAAAGCCAATAGCACCCGCCGAGGATCTGGCGTCTTGGTTGAAGCTGCTTTCCTGCTGCACCAAGCGCAGGAACAGATCCGGGTCAACGCCCTCTTCGATAGCAATCATGCGGGCCATTTCACGATAGTCCATCAGTCATCTTCCTCCCATGCCTGGCAGGTGCGCAGGTTGTGGCAAATGAAGTCAAACTTCTCGCAATAGCCGCGACCACCGCCATCCATGTCGAACTTGTCGAGCGGGATGGCCTCCATCTTGGCTTGAAACATGGGGTCGTTCTGGAAGTATTCGCAATTGGCGCAAAGACGCCGGCGCGCTTCCTTCTCGCTCATGTCCCAGGCCTTGCCGACCGATGTCCAAAACTCCTTGTTGGCCTTGGGATCGATCGAAGCCTTCTCAGGCCCAAGCTGCCACTCATCAATCACCAACTGGCGATTTTTGCGGTTCTCGGATGTTGACACGATCTTTTTGGTAGAAAGACCAAACTCAATCATCATGTCGTCCATTACGATACCTCCCGGCCTGAGCAGCGAATTGTGAGCGACGTGGCGGCACCGGCCAACGTCGAGATAAACCCGCCAGCTTCCAGCACATGGCCGACCAACTCAGGGCAGGTGTAGGTTTCATCCGGCGCGATGGTGCGCGCGTCGATGATGAGGTTGGAAGCCCCCGCCGATCCGCCCGAGGTCACAAGGTTGACCGAGATCGCCACGTTGCCGGCGCTGGTGTTCGTCACCGTAAATTTGTCGATGATCGCCCGCACAGCCGTCGCGGTGTACTGTGTGGTCTGCGCGTTCTCTGCCTGCTTCGGCGGGATCAGAACCTTTGGTGTGACTGCCATGCTGGCCTCCTTAAACTATGCTGGTGATGATGCCATCCACCACCGTGATTGTCTCGCCGCTTGCTGCGGTGAAGCTGCCAGATGCGCCTGCGGTCGCAATGGTAATGGAACCGTCAGCATTGGTGATCGTGATGTTTGACCCCGGTGTAATGTGATGGTTTTCCCAGCGCCCAGCTGTTGCGTCGTAAATTAGAACCTCACCAGCCAGCGGCGTCCCGGTCCCGTTAATGTAAACGTCTTGCAGGTTGTTCAGGCTTTCACTGATCTTCATACGAACAAAGATTGATCCGCTTCCGCCAGATCCTGCGTTGACGACAACAGCCACGGGTACGCTGATATTGGGAGCGCTGGGCTGCACATTCGTCCATGTTCCTGGCGTTGCCGGGTCAAAGTAAAGCAAATCCCCATCCGCCCAGACTTCACCGTAAGGGCTTCCCGTCGTGTTGAACCCGCGCACGAGGCCGAAGCTGGTCACATAGCCAAAGGCGTTGTCTGCGATGTCCTGAGTGGTGACGCCCATCATGTAATCGGAAGGCACAGACCCATCGGCCACGGCCAGCCCAAATGTTAGCTTGCCAGACGACCCAACGGTCCCTGTGAACATCACGGGCGTGCCGTTGGCGATCAGGCCGCCAGAGGTGTTCTTGGCATAAAAGTGGATTTCCTGCCCGACCTGAAGAACGCTGCCGCCGTAAAGATCCACGTCCATCGTGCCATCATCGCGGTTCCAATATGCGCGACCGGGCAGATCGGCAGGCAGCGGTGCGTTGATGTTCAGGTCAACGTAATCCGTCGTCAGCGAGTTGTGCGTTTCGCGGACCGGCGCGGTGGCAGACAGATCGGCCAGCCGCTTGGCATCGGTTGCCTCAGACAGTGCCACCTCGGCCACATTGCTAGCCGCGCCAATGTTTATAAGAAGGTCAATGATTTCTGCAGGCGTCAACTGCCCAGCAACCTTGAACAGCCGCTCAATAGCCCGGATTGCGTCAGGGTCATTTCCGACAAAGGCGGCGATCTGGTTTCGATTGAGGGGGGTTGGGTCAGCCATAGAACCCCCAGATCAAAAACGGCAAACCGCCGGCTGCTGTGGCCACGAAATCAAGAAACTCAACATGGCCACGGCCCGTTGCATCATACGCCTCTTTAAGCGCACCAGCCAGCGCTGCCGCGCAAAACGCCGAATATCCAGCCAAATGCGGCGCGAAAAGCATAAAGACCGCAAACGTCGCCAAGGCGATGAGGAAACCCGCAATCAGATGTTTTTTCTTATCATCTGCCATCAGAACGCCAGCGGTTCTACCCGCGCCTCCAGCCGTGCCATCGCAAGTTGCGCCTCGCTGGTGCCACGGAACTTCTGCAGGCGCCAATTGCGCATATGGCCCTGCTGAAGCCAGACCACCCGCTTGTTATACTCGCCCAGCTTGCCCACGCGCGCAGGCTTCTCAACGCTGTAGGTCAGGCCATCGACCGAATAGGATGTCCACACGGTCGGATCGGCACCTGGCTGCACGCGGCCCGTCAGCGAGACCAACTCCATGTCATGGAAGATCGCCCCACGGCTTTCGTTGTAGACGATGGTCGTGCCGAACTCCCAGCCGACAGTCTGGCCCCAGTGGCTGGCAATGTTCTTGTCCAGATAGCCCACGTCGGTCGCGGCAGGCTTGCAGACGTTCCACCGATCATAGGCCCACACAGCATCGCAGACAGCCCATCGACCGAGGCCGACCAGCGAGGTGCGCAAGAAGAACCACACAGGCTGCCCGACAGCCTGAGATCCTGCTGCATCAAAGACGATGGTCTGGTCTGGCAGGTGGATCTCAAGGAACTGGTGGCCGCCCTCGGTGCGCTCCTGCATGAACGATGTGGCAAGCTGCGTCTCAGTATAGCCCGCAAGGATTTCCTCAATCTCGCGGGTGGCGATCTTCTGCGCCGTCCCATTAGCCCCGATATAGATTGAGATGTTCTCATTGGTGCCGCTGCCCATGAAGGCAATGTTCTCGCCAAAGACGCAGCAGGTGTGCGTGCCAAGCGTGCCTTTCTGCATCTGCGCGCCACTGATGCGCTGGAACGGAAAGCCCGCTGTCCCGGTGTTGTCAAACACCTCAATGGTGTAGCGGTTCAGCGCGTAAATCTCATTGCGCAGCTTCAGCAGGGCGTTCACCGGGTCAGGGTCTGCTTCCGAAGATCCATACTTCAGCGGATCGACCGCGAAGGGGTTGTTCAATTCGGTGATGATGAGGAATTCGCCGTCGGTTGTCATAAAGTAACCATCGACCCAAACCACGGTCAGAGCCGTGCCGAGATCTGGGTCAGTCACTTGGGCCAGCGTCGTGCCGTCATAAAGATACAGGCGCCCGCCAGAAGCCACGGCCAAATAGTCGAAGCTGTAGGTGAACGTCACGCGGCCACCGCTGCCGACATCGCCGATCACCGTGACGGTGCCGTTCTGTGCGACAGTGACCAGCTTGGTCCCCATCACGCGGTAAAGCACGCCGTTCCAATTCAGGCCGCCACGGTTTGAGCCAGGCCCGTCACCAGTCTTTACAATGCCATCAGCCGGGCGAAGATAACCCTCCGAGATGCCCGTGGATTTCGGCACAGGCACAAGGTTGACAGGATAGCCCGTCCGAAAGTCGGGCGTGCTGTCGTCGTGCCGCCTGCCGAAACAGTCAGCGCTGTGACGATCTGCGTGCAGTTGACGCTCACCTCTGACTTGTCGGCAGCGGATGTCGGTAGCACAATGGTGCCAGCCGCGAAGGTGGCGGTCGGCGTCAGCAGCAGCCAAGTGTCGCCGACAGCTACAGTCACCGAGAAGCCCGTGGCGCTGGGTGCCGCGTACTGCGTCGTCAGCGAACCCGGCAGCGTCAGGTTGTCCTGCATGAAGGTCAGCAGCAGGCTCATCGAGGCCTTGCGCGTGTCGCCGTTATTCGTGGCCCAGACGGCGAGCAGATCGCCAAGCTGGATCGTGTCAAGCGAAGAAAGCTGATTGATGTTGGTCATCGCGTCATTCCCATGTCAAGGCGCTGTCCGGGCCTGCCGTCAGCGGATCAGTTGGTTGACGCAGGAACGCGTCGTTGTAATAGCGCCAGCCCTTGTTGCCTTGGCCGCTCGGGATCGTCATATCACCAAGCTGCATTTCAACCGGGAAGGTCGAGCGGGACAGCAGCGCCTTGTATGACATCTGAGCATTGGCCTTCGTGTCTGGCGAGACTGTCTTACCATATCCCGGAGCGATGCGAACCGCCAGATTGAGGTGCATGGCTTCAAGCGCGTCATCAGGAACGCCGATGATCTGATCCAGGTCGCTGGCAGCGTTGGACGACGGCAGAGGATAGCGCAGACGGATGCCCTTGCCGTTCCATGTTGCCATCATCGCGTCAAGGCGCTGTAGCGCGCCTTCAAGCTGCTGCGGGGCCAGATCAAAGACATAGCCAGCAAGGCCGATTTCTTCGAATGCCCGGTTCACGATGTCGCGCTTGGTGTATGCCATCACAGAGCCTCAGATTTGCGCGTGTGGCCACGCTTTGGTTTAGCCTTGGCCTCGGGTTCAGGATCTTGCGCAGCACCGCTGGCGGCTGCGATAGCCTCGCGCACGGTGAAGTGCCAGCCAGCCTTAACGGTGGCTTCAATCTCGTCATCTTCCACGATGCACAGGTCAAACGTCTCGGTCGCGCTCCGCTTGAACGCGCCGGGAGATTTGTAAAGCATGGTCGTCATTTTTTGCCCTTCTTGGCTGTCTTGGCCGATGCCTTAAACGCGGCTGCGGTCGGTGCGCCCTTGGTGCCAGGCTTGCGCATCTTCTCGCCAGATCCGGCTTTGATGCGCTCGCGCTTTTTCTGAATGTTGGCGTAAAGACCACCCGGCATTATTTCTTCCCCTTCGGTGCCTTGCCAGGCTTGCCGGCTTTCATGGCTGCGGTGCGTGCGGTATTCAATGCAATGGCGATTGCCTGCTTGCGCGGCACTCCAGCCTTTTCTTCCATGCTGATGTTCTTGCCGATGGACTTGCGGCTGTAACCTTTTTTCAGTGGCATGTCATGGAACCTCTAGATGGTTGAAGGGGGCGAGTTTCCCCGCCCCCGAAGCTGTCAGATCAGGGAACCTGATTGAACAACATGATGCC